TGCGACACGCGGCAGCGTCAGCCCAGCGGTAGCCGCTCCGCCCGCGATGGCAAACTGCGCGCCCAACTGGCCGATGTTGACGCCAGTCTTCGCGATGCCGCGCTCCATCTGCTGCTGGGCGCCAGTGACCGCGGACTGCGCTTCCGACAGTCCACGGTCAAGGCCGCTCAGGTCCGCACCGATGGCGGCGTAGATTTGTCCGACGAGGCTCATGTGCGGGGGCGTCTCTGGGTGATGGCGGGTTGGCTGCCCTTAGGTTGCGCGAAGCCCATGATCTTCAGACCATCGACCCACTTGTTCATTTGGGCGACACTCATTCGTTTGCCCGGTTCGCGATCCGCCTTGGGCAGGAAGTCCTTGACGTTGTACTTGCGCTGCTTTTTGTCGCGGTGGATGTTGGCGAGGGTGGCGCACACCATGGCGGCGGGAATCATCCGCTCCCGGCCCTGCTCGCGCATGTGCTTGATGCGTGCCTCGATCTCGACCATGGAAATCCATGGCCAGCGATCCTCGGCCACGCCAAGGCGCAAGACGCAGAGCGTCCACCACTGCTTTCGCAGATCGGCAGCGCTTACTTCTTCCGACGCGGCTTCGGGCTTGCTGGAGCCTTGGCCGCAAGCGTAGGGTCAACAGCGAAGGCCCTCCGCACCGCTTCCCAGCATTCGGCGGCGGGTGGAAGATCGCCATAGAGGATCACATCGGGCGTTAGTTCGCTGCGCTCCTCGGGGCTGGTCAGCAGGGCGTGCAGGATGTGCGGGAGATCCTTGAGTCCCTGGATGTTCTTCTTTGCTTCGGGGAGTTTGTCGAAGCCCTCGGGCAGCGGATGCGCCTCGCGGTATTCGGCCATGTAGATTTGGGTCGCCGGACTCTTGCGCAGAGCCCGGCGGTCCCCGTTGCTGCGGAGGTATACGTCGGCAGATGGTCCCATGGTGTTGCTCCTGACCTGTGGGGTTTCGTTTAAGTGGATGCCCTTTTCGTTTAGCGAAAGGGCGGTTTCGTCTTAGACGATGGCGGTTTCGTCTTGCAGCTCGACCTTACCGGAGATGGTCAGAGTGATCGATGCGGTGACGTTCTCGTCCGGTCCGCCGATGTTCCATTCGAAGTTGGACACAAAGGCGGTGAACTCCAACTCCCGATCATCGGTGCCACCCTCGGCTTTTGGGACTAGGATTCGCCACAGCCTCTTCGGGGTCGTGTCATCGTTGTAGAGCGCGAGGAGACCGTTTCCAGTCTCGTTGTGGCTGGCGAGTTCTGGATCGAAGATGATTTCCATCGAAATCTCGCCCGGGTCCCGCATCCCGGGAGCGCGCTCCATGTAGAAGTCCGGACTGTCAAGGGTCGTCTGGTCAATCACAGTGCGCGACATGCTGGGGACGGCGAAAGATAGGACGTTGGCAACGGTCGCGTAGACGGGCGGAGGCCCGGCAGACGTGCGCAGTTGCAGAGATGCTAGATAGCCTGTCGGCTTTCCCATGTGGTGTTACCTCCTGCCGTCTGTGGCGTGGTCTAAGTGGTGATGAGCTTGAAGTCCGCGTTCCAGGTGAAGCTGTTGCTCGCGGCGTCGTGCTGGCTCGTGAGGTTAAGCAACCGGCAGTAGCTGATGCCGTTTGCCAGGTCGCGGAGGTTGTGCATCTCCGCGTAGAGTTCGTTGAAGACGGCCTGTGCCGAGTCGGGCGTCGCGGCCAGGACCATCGCCTGGAATCGGTGCTCCAACTGGGTGCCCCCCGACAGGTCGATCCGTGGCGTCGCGGAGATGTCGAAGAACACGACAGCGGGCGTCGCGGGCGCGTCGAGGTTGTCAGCGAAGTCCCAGTAGATCCGGTCGTCTGTGAGGGCGATGAGCGTTGCCCGGTCAAGGCAGCGCTCGATGATCCGTTCGCGGTAGGACATGGCTACTTCCAGGCGCGCTCAATCGAGAAGGCGAGAACCTTGCGAATCGTGTCGAGGGCGGCGGCCTTGCGGTTGTCGAAGGCGGGGCGCAGGAATGGACGCGGCTTCCGTACGACGCGCTTGGCGAGGTGCCATTTGCCTTGATCGTCCTTCCAGGCCAGGCGCGGCGCGTTTTTTGGCTCGATCACACCCCCAAATTCGGTGATTGCCGCATAGGGGACATTGGCCGCGGGCCCCACGCGGGCCTCCGCCTTGAGAGACGATCCGGTGACTGTGGTGCCGATAGAACGCCGGAGCGTCCCCGTTCGATAGGGTGCATTCTCCTTCGCTTGCTCTTCGATGACCAGGCCGCCCGCCTGGACCGCATCGGCGAGCATCGTAGCTCGCACGGATGTCTGCAGGTTCCGGATCTTGCGGAGGAAGTCCGAGGCGTCGAGGCGAATCTTGCTCATACGGGCTTCCGTTCTTCGAGTAGCACCCGGGTGAGTTGCAGGTGCGAGTCGTGCTGGACCGAAATCACGTCATAGGCGACGCCATCGACGACGGCGCGGAGCTTCGGGCGGATCGCCGGGTAGTAGCCCTGGATGAGGCAGCGCTTGAGTCGCTGCAGCCGCTCGAACTCGACACCCTCCAGTTCCTCTTTAACCTGGGCACCGCGGCCGGAAGCATTCGCCACCTTGCAGGGCAGGTCGGTGAGCGATTCCACGTTCAGCCAGGAATCGGTGCGGACGCCAAGAGGGCTCCGGGCCCCAAGCGGATCGGTAGAATCCTCCCAGGTTTCGGTCTCCTCGTCCCAGACCTGGCCTTGCGCCTGGAACGTGATTGACTGCGAAAAGACGGGCGCCAGGGCTTGCAGCCATCCACCCGGGAAGAGGTCCTGGTTCACGGCTTATTGGTCCTCGCGCAGAAACTGTTTCCAAATGCGTTCGCGGGCGCTGAAGTGATCGACGGGCGTCTCGGCGATCTCGAAGCCGGCCCAGTCGCCATCGCCCTGCCGGGATCGTTCCCTGTACTGGACGGCGCTCATCCTCAGGCCTCGCGCGACGCCGTCGCCGTCGAGCTTGAGGTCGAGCAGGTCCACCACCTGCAGCACACGCACGCGGTTGGCGGCCAGGCTCTCCAGGGCCAAGGCGGCGGCCGCGTAGACGTTGCTCGATTCGAGCGACAGGAAAGCGTCGATCTCGCTATCCTCGAACACGGCTGCGGCGGTATTCGTGTCTCCGACGAGCAGCCGAACCTTGCCGGCGTCGGTAGAAATGTCGTAGGTGGCCATCAGTCCTTCGCTCTGCGGGGTGTCCGTGGCGCGGCGGGCTCACGTAGTGGGGTTTCTTTGAGTGAAGGCTTGGGTGCCTTGGGCTCGGTTGACTTGGTGTCCGCGGGCGGTTCGGGCTTCGGGCCCTGCATAACGAATGGCTTGAGATCCACCCGGGCGCCGTACATCTCGCGCCGAATCTTCACCGCGTCCGCTTCGTGCTTGCAGATGACGTCGGGCTCGGTTTGCCCGCGCCGATAAAGTCCAGTCCAGTGCATGCTGCCTCCGAAAAATCGGGAGACCGGTTGCCCAGTCCCCCATCGTGCTTTTGCTCGCTCAGGAAGATTGACCGACTAGGATCCGTCGCCTTGGCTCGCTACGGACATCTTCGGATCCATCAGTGTGCCGCCGAAGATGTGACGAACCTTGTACTCGATCTGGTCGGAGTCGAAGTCCCCGTCCATGATGTTCGTTCCGCCGCCCACGCGGGAAGCGTTCGGAGCCTTCATGAACACCTGCGGTTGCTCGTAGCCGCGCAGGAAGCCCATCTCGGCCGCTGGCCGCCCGCTGTTTGGATCGGCGAACAAGAACCAGGACGTGTTCTTGTTGTTCGTCGCCAGGCGCGGGATGTAGTAGTTGACGTGCAGCCGCACCCGGTTCGCCATCCAGTTCCGCGCGATCAGCTTCGAGGCGCTGGTTCCACCGCCTTCGGTGGTCAGCTCCAGTTGGATCGCGTTGAGGATGTTCTGGCCGGTGATTTCGAGCGCGGGCGGCACCACCAGGTGCACGGCGTCGATCGCGATCGGCTCGCCGTCGTCGTCGGTCTGGGCAGCGAGGATCTGCATGCCAGTCTGCAAAGAGGTGATGGTAAGAGCCGGGTTCGACGTCACCACATTCGCGTTGCCCGAGGCGTAGAACGTGCCGTCCGGACCATCGGTACCGACGAACATATCGGTGGCGAAGCGCTCTTCGCTGCGGGCTGCCGCGCGCCCGAACCGGGCCGGGATGTCCTTGAGCGCGTCAAGGTCATCATTCACCATGGACTCGAAACTGAAGCCCATGCGGCGGCCGAACTTCGCGACGGAGTAGGTGTACTTTCCGTCGCTGAGCGCCGCGGTCGGGTACGGTCCGCGCTCTGGCACCTGGTCAAGGTAGGCCTCGCCACCGTCGATGGTGAACCGGTTGACGGCGCGGAAGTCTCGGACGGTTCCCCGCTTGATGTAGTTCGACCAGGTCACAGGCGTCGCCTGGTAGCCGGCGAGCAGTTGCCGGTCGATGATGTCCCCGAACAAATACGGGAAATCGTCGGTGGTCATTGCCTCACGGAACTGCCGCAGAGTGTAGCGGCCCTTGTAGAGGCCTTCGACAAACTGCGCAGTGCGCGCGAGCCTGGTTGCGTATTCGGCGGATTCGCGCCGCAGCTTGGCAACGGGCGTGCCGTCCCCTTTGAGCAGCGCCTCCGCGGTTCCACCCTCGGCCTGGATGCGGTCGAGTGTTTCGAAGAACTTGTCGGACATTCGTGTTACCTCCTGTTGGTCTGGGTTGCTCCTGGTTGATTCGCTCCCGTTAGCAGCCCGATTTCAGGAGCACGGGGATGGTCGCGGTTAGGCCGCTGCCGACTGTGCCGAGGGCAATACCGAACAGCACGCCGGACACGCTGTCTTTGTTGAGAACGGGATCTTCTCCCGCTTCGTAGTAAATCGCGTCGCCGACGGCTACGGCGCTGTTGCCAGCATTATTGACACCCTCAACGCTAAGGTTGAAGACGCCCCGGAATTGCACCGTCGTCTTGCCGTCTGCGCGCTCGTCGGTGAGGGCGACGCCGGGCAGTACGCCGACGAGCACTGGATCCCCCGATGCCGGGGTGGTGGGCGCGGTGCAGGCGACGTCAAGCGTGTAGGCGTCGCCCGAGTATTTGAGATTCTTTGCCACTGGTGTTACCTCCTGAGTGTTTGCTTTCGCGG